AGTTAGTAATTGATAGAGATAATGGATTTAAGGGTGTAGATTACGCTAAACTAACAGGTTTACTTATCGAAGCAGTTAAAGACCAACAAAAACAAATTGATGAATTGAAAAGTAAGCTTTCTTAAATAAGAAGTTAACTTAACGGTTCAAATTTTTAGAAATGTAAATAATATATATATATTCTTATATAAGGATACTATATTGTTTGCGAATGGATAAATGTATAATACAAATAAAAGATAAGTCATATATATGGCACAATTAGTTAAGTTAAAAAGAACATCAGTCGAAGGTAGGAAACCAACAACATCTAATATTGCATTAGGTGAATTGGCAATTAACACATTCGATGGTAAAATTTATTTTGAAAAAGATAACGGTTCACCAACTATACTTGAAATTGCCACAGAACAATCTTATTATTTTTATACTTCTTCACTAGATTCAAGATATGTTAACCTCACAGGTAACGAATCAATTGCAGGTAACAAAACCTTTTCAAACAATGTAATAATATCAGGTGACCTATCCGTAGAAGGTACTACAACAACAATAGACTCTACTACACTTAATATAGGAGATAATACCTTAGAACTTAACTATGGTGGTTCTCAAACAACTGGTGGTTTACTTATTAAAGATGCAACTGGTAGTTCAACCGTAAGTGGTTCTTTATTATGGGATTCAACAAACGATTATTGGAAATTAGGTAAATTAGGTTCTGAATCAGAAGTAATTATAGCTTCCAATATTGTAGAAAACCTACCAACAGGAACAGTTAGTGGTTCTTCACAAATATCACTTAGTGGATTTAATACTTCACAATTATCCGAAAATACAAACCTTTATTATACAGATACACGAGTAAAAGCAAAATTAAATGCAGAAAGTGTATTAAGTGGTAGTAATATAGATGGAATGACCGTTAGTGGTTCATTTAGTGGTTCTTTCCAAGGAGATGGTAGTGATTTAACAGGATTATCAGTAGACCAAGTTGCAACTGTAACAGATACGTTTACTGATGTAACTTCTAAAGTAGTAACTCACAACTTTGGTACTAAAAATGTAATAGTAACAGTATATGGTGATGATGATGGTTATTTTATACCAAATTCAATTGTAACAACGAATACTAATCAAGTAACTGTAACATTTGCATCAACCGAAAGTGGTAGGATAGTAGTTGCAAAAGGTGGACATGTTGTACAAGGAGTTTCTTCCGATTCAAATCTATTAGATGGTGAAGATGGAACACATTACCTAAATTATGGTAATTTTACAAGTGTTCCAAGTGGAATCGTAAGTGGTTCTTCACAAATAACAGATTTAACTACTCATAAAGAAACAGTTAGTGGAGCATCTTCATATGTAATAGACCACAACTTAAATGAACAATATCCAATAGTACAATGTTGGAATACTTCAACTTCACAACAAGAACAAGCAGAATCAGTAACAACAAACTCAGTAAACAGAGTAACTGTTGTATTTTCAACTACATTTGCAGGAAAAATAATTGTAAAAAAATAATTTATGGTATATGATGTGTATTATACTACGGGTGGTGGACCTTGGGTAAATGCTGGTACTGATACATGGGTAAATCTATGGATGGAATTAATTGCACCCAAATTAGATGTAAAACCTATTCTTCTTTTACATAGAAACAAACCAAAAGGACATGAAGATTACGAATTTCCAATAGAAGCTTATTGGCATGGGGATGATATTGATAAATTTGAAGAATTGTGTAATGGTGCAAGACGAATCAATATATTACATGGACATTATACTCCAATGAAGGTAATAGATGAAAATATACATAAAATACATTCAAATGTATTACATAATTCAGTAGACCATATAATAAAATCACAATTTGGAACAGATAATTCATTTATACAACATCCATATATGGATTCTAAATGGGAACAGAGTATAAATGATGTTTCTAAACATTCTATATGGGTTGGTTTATATGATATTCTAATAGAAAATACAAATATTACAAATTATTATGAATTTAAACATAACTTACAATTAAGTGATTCAAATACACTAGGTTTTACAGCAAGAAGTGAAGGTAGAAAAAATCCAAGATATTTGGATGGATTGTCATCTATACTATTTACTAATTCTAATCATTTTAAAGTGGTTTGGAAAAAAGGAATGAAAATGGATACATCTAAAATGAAAATATATCATTATATACCTGAATTTGCAAATACATTTTATAATATGGATTGGGGAATATCACATTCATGTTTTACATATGAGCCATTTGGATATTCAATATTTGAAGCAGTGGATTATGGTAAATTGCCAATTTTACACTCAACATGGTGTAAGAATTTCGAATATCCATACAGAGCTTCATCTAAAAAAGAATTTAATGATATTTATACTCAGTTAATCAACACTTCTTATGAAGAAAAAAATAAATGGTTTTTATCTTTAAAAGAATTCATGAAAACTAATTTTACAGATAAGGATAAGTGGATTAAGGATTTACTTGATATTTATAATATATAGGAAAGATATACAATGGCAATAACTTCAGGAGAAACACTTAGTTTAAATAATTTAGCAGGAGCTAGAGGTCACACTCAAGGCTCAAATGTATCACTTGGTAGTGTATATAGTGGAATAGCACAGGCTGGAGATAATATTTCAATAGGCTCATTTGGTATAGATACAATTTCATCTGGTATTACTGGATATACTTATGCAGTTGAAGGTACAAATGAAACATACACAATGGGATTTACAGGCGCAGGTTCTCAGTTTGCATCAATTTCATCTAGATATCAAAACTTTACTTGGTCTGTTTCACCAACACATAATGGAGCTCCAAATGCAAGTGGATACTTGAATATTAACGCAAATCAAGATTTAAGTGCAGTAGTTAGTATTACTTATATGAACGCTGCATTTGCTGATGCTGACCAAGGAAATGGTACTCAAGGTACATTAATGGGGAATGTATCACACACATTATCAGCAACATTTGCTGATGGTTTTAATGACCATGCAACAAATTACAATATAGCACAAACAAAAACAGTTTATTCAGTAGATTCATATGATGGAAATTCAACAGCATTATGTTTAACTATTGATTCACCCGTAACTCTTGCAGATGGAACAACTATTGAAGTTGGAGATTTAGAAGAAGGAGATGTATTGAGAGGATTTTCAATTGGTGGATTGGGAACTGATGAAACTGGTTTCCTAGATTGGTCAGCTGAAACATTAACAACAGATGCACAGGATGTAGTTGTTGAAAATTTAGTATATTCTTTTTCAGGTAGACATTATGATATTAATGATGGTGAAATAACTGCAACTGCAGAACACCCAATGTTAGTTAAAGATGCTACTGATGGAGAATATAGATTTAAAGAAATGTTTAACATTACTACAAACGATAAATTAATTAAAGAAGTTTCTGGTGTTATTACTGAAATTGATGTAATATCTATTGATATTGTAAACCAAACATCAGAGATAGTATCTATTGATGTTGAAACAAATGATACATATTTAGTTAATGGGTATATAACTCACAATAAAGGTGGTAATTCACATACCGATGAAACAGCCGGTAGTGCACCAACAACCCTTGCATGGGCAAATGGTACACATACTCTTTCTTGGAGTGGTGATGGTACAAATGATGTATATGATGTACAGATAGATGATAACTCAAATTTCTCATCAACATTAGTTAGTCAAACACAATGGTCAGCAACTTCAGTTGTAACAACAACAGATAGTGGTACTTTTGATATTGGAACTGGTACAAGATATGCAAGAGTAAGACAATACTCAACAAATGGGTTATTGAGTAACTACTCAAGTACATTAACATTTACAGTTAGTTAGTAATTATTTTTACGTTTGGGAAAAATCTATATATTTATATATATTACGTAACAAATCAAAAATTAAAAAATAATGGCGAAAGCAATTAAGTTTACAAAAGAAGAAGTAGAATCAGTAAATGATTTAAGACAAGATGTTGCAAATGTGTTTACACGTTTGGGACAACTTCAAATTGAAAAGAAAAGAAGGATTGAAGAAATCGAAGTTGTAGAACAAGATTTACTAAATCAACACTCTACATTAGTAGAAAAGGAACAAACAATGTTTAAAGGTTTAAATGATAAGTATGGTGATGGAAATTACGACCCTGCAACTAATACATTTACTCCAAATAAAGAAAAAGAAGAAGTTTTAGAAGAAACCGAAGTATAATTTATATTTTCAGAAAAGTTAATTATACTTATATAAGAGTATTAATATTCAACACACATAACAAGGAGTAAAATAACATGGCAGAAAAAATTGTATCACCTGGAGTATTTACGAGAGAAAATGACCTTTCTTTCTTATCACAAGGGATTGGTGAAATCGGAGCAGCTGTAATAGGACCTTTTCATAAGGGACCAGCATTCGTACCAACCGTTGTAAATACACAATCCGAATTCGAAGAAATCTTCGGTACACCTGATGGCTCATACTATACAGGATATACCGTACAAAACTACCTAAGAGAAGCAGGAACAGTAACTATTGTTCGTGTGGGTCATCAAGGTGGTTATACACAAACCAAACCAATAGCAATTGTAAGTGTTGATGATGCTTCTAATAGTCAAATATTAGGAACATTATTCGAAACACACAATGGACCGGGAACACTAGTAAGTTCTAGTATTGAAGCAGCAGTATCAGCTTCAAGTTTCGCAATAACGGTAACAGGTTCAGCTGCAATATCAGCATCTATCAGTCCAGCAGATGGAAATGATTTGGGTGATGTATTTGGAACTAACCCAAGAGGTTCAAAAAGTTCATATGTATATAACTATTTTGAAAAAGCATCAGCTGATTCAATTACAGATGGACAAACACAAATATCTCTTATTACATTAGCAGACCAAGTATATGGAGATATTCAACATTCTTCTACACCTTGGATACAATCACAATTAGTATCTGGTGAAAGACACAATCTTTTCAAATTACATACTATCGGTGATGGTACTGTATATAATAAAGAATACAAAGTATCTATATTTAATGTAAAAGCAGCAGGTTCATCTAATGCAACTGATTACGCTACTTTCTCATTGATGATTAGAGGAAACTCCGATACCGATAAAAGAAAATCAGTATTAGAAACATATAATAACTTGAACTTAGACCCAGCTTCTCCTAATTACATCAAAAAAGTAATTGGTGATAGAAACTTGGTAATAGATGCAAATGGAAAACAAACTGAAAATGGTGATTACGTTAATCGTTCTAAATTCGTAAGAGTTGAAACGGTTGCTGAAGGTGCTCATCCTATCGTTGCTGGACCATTTGGACATGATAAGTACAGTAATCCATCTTTCGTTGGTAATATTGGTTCACATGGTTTAGGTGAATCTATTATACCATCTGTATTATTTTCAACCGGTTCTGATGTTAACACATCATCAAAATCTATATCATTTAGTGGTATTGATTTAGAAACACCACAAGTTAAAATAGATAATAATAATTACTTATCTCCAATACCAACCGGAGCAACACAAGGTGGAAACACAGTATTTGCATTTGATGGTACGGTAAGTGTAGTTGGTGGTACTAAGGCATTTGGATATCAACTAACCGGTTCACTATCATCTGATATGAACAAAAGACAATTTTCAGTAAGTTTCCAAGGTGGATTTGATGGAATTAATCCAACAGTATCTATTGATAAAGGAACTGATATATCAAGTGGTAATTCACAAGGATTTAACTTATCAACTTCAACGGCTGCTGGTTCAGTTGCGTATGTAAAAGCAATCGCATCTGTATCTAATCCAGATGATTTTGATATCAACTTGGTATCTGTACCTGGAATCGTAAGAAGACATCACTCATATGTATTTGACAAAGCAGTTGATATGTGTGAAGCTAGAGAAGATTGTTTCTTCATTGGTGATGTAGTTGGAGCAGGTGATTCAATATCACAAGCAATCGAGCAAGGTAACGCAGTTGATTCTAACTATGTAGGTACATACTACCCATGGGTTAAAACAATTGATTCACGAACTAATAAACTAATTTCAGTTCCACCATCAGTATTGATGCCAGGAATATATGCTTCTAACGATGCAGTTGCAGCCGAATGGTTTGCACCAGCAGGTTTAAATAGAGGTGGTATAGTAGGTGCTATATCTGTACTAAACAGATTAACACACGCTGAAAGAGATGAATTATATGAAGGAAAAATTAATCCAATCGCTCAGTTCCCTGGAGAAGGTATCGTAGCATTTGGACAAAAGACACTTCAAGATAAAGCATCGGCACTTGATAGAATCAATGTTAGAAGATTGATGATTAAAGTTAAGAAGTATATAGCTTCTACATCAAGATACTTAGTATTTGAACAAAATACATCTCAAACGAGAGGTAAATTCTTAAATACTGTGAATCCTTATTTAGAAGGAATACAACAAAGACAAGGATTGTATGCATTTAGAGTGGTGATGGATGAAAGTAATAACACACCAGATGTAATCGACAGAAATATATTGGCTGGACAGATTTTCTTACAACCAACTAAAACTGCAGAATTCATCGTGTTAGATTTCAATATCTTACCAACTGGAGCATCTTTTACGGCATAATTAAATTAAAATAAAAAAACCTTATATTTATTAATATAAAAGGAGAAAAACAACATGGCAGAAGTATTAGAATTTAACGATATGTTTTATACCAATTTCGAACCAAAGATGAAAAATCGTTTCATCATGGAAATCGATGGTATTCCTTCATATTTAATAAAAACAGCAAATAGACCTTCAATTCAGTTTGAAACTATTACCCTAGACCACATTAACGTTAAACGTAAATTAAAAGGTAAGGGAGAATGGCAAGATGTAGAGATTACATTATTTGACCCAATCGTTCCAAGTGGAGCTCAATCAGTAATGGAATGGGTGAGAACATCACATGAATCTATTACAGGTAGAGATGGATATGCAGATTTCTATAAGAAAGATGTACAAATATATCTATTAGGACCAGTTGGTGATAAGATTGAACAATGGACTCTTAAAGGTGCATTTATCAACAATGCAGTGTTTAATGATTTAGATTGGAGTTCAAATGACCCAGCAGAAATCACATTGACATTATCTTATGATTACGCTATCTTAGAATTCTAATAAGAATTAAAAATATATTTACTGAAAAGGTTCTCTTTGTGAGAACCTTTTTTTTTCTCATTTTTCAAAAGTTATATATTTATATACGAACAAAATAAACAAAGTTATGGCAAAATTCGATTTTCCAACGGAAGTAATAGATCTTCCATCACAGGGTAAACTTTATCCTGAATCTAGTCCTTTATCAAAGGGTTCAATTGAAATAAAGTATATGACGGCTAAAGAAGAAGATATATTAGCCTCACAAAATTTAATAAAAAAAGGTGTTGTACTTGATAAATTATTTGAATCAGTTGTTGTTGGTACTGGTGTAAATGTTAATGATATATTCATTGGTGATAAGAATGCAATTCTTTTAGCAACTCGTATCTTAGGATATGGAAAAGATTATCATGTAGAAGTGAATGACCCATTTACTGGAGAAACACAAAAAGTAAACATAGACCTTTCAGCAGTACAGATTAAAGAAATTGATGTAGATGCACTAAATTCAGAAAACAGATATGAATTTGATTTGCCACTTGGTAAGAAAAAAATCATATTTAGATTATTAACACATAAAGATGAAATTGATATTAATGCTGAAGTACAAGCACTTAATAGATTAACTAAAGGTGATAATATATCTCAAGATGTATCAACTCGTTTACGATATATGATACAAGAGGTAGATGGTAATGAAGATAGAGGATTTATTAATAATTATGTAAAGAACAGTTTACTTGCAAGAGATTCCAGAGCTCTTAGAAAGTATGTTCAAACATTCACTCCAGATTTAGAATTGAAATTCAATTTTGTATCTGATATTACTGGTGAACAGGAGGCACTAGATATCCCCTTCGGGGTTGGGTTTTTTTACCCTTCCGAATAACTACTCTGCACAACTACATTCTCAGATTTGGGAAATGGTTAACTATGGTAATGGATTCACTTGGTCAGAAGTTTACTTCATGCCAATCCATTGGAGAAACTTCTATTTCAAGAAGTTATTAGATGCCAAGAAAAAAGAAAAAGAAGAACACGATAAGTCTTCCAAGAAAAAGGGAGGACGAAGTCCAAATGTAAGAGTGAAGAAGTAAAATTCTTCACTTTTTTTTTGTCGTATATTTATATAAGAACAAATATATAGGATTAACAACATGGCTAAAAAAGAAATCAACGAAGGATTGTTTGGAGCAGCTAAAAAGTTTTCTGATGCATTTTTTGATGGATTGAAAACAAACTCAACAAATATTGCTTTAAAGAAAGCTAAACAAAAAGGATTCCCACCTGAAATACAAAAACAAATGGATAGAGTTAATAAGGAATCTGAAAAATTAAGAAGTCAACTTAAGGGTTATACACATAAAGTAAGATAAGGATTATAAATGGCAGCAGATAGATTAAAAGCTTTACAAGCTATTGAAAAAGCTCAAATACGATATCAGAAATTACTTGATCAACAAGAAAAATCTGGTAATGACTATACTGTGTCATTAAATAAACAAAACGAAAAAATTAAAAAACTTGCAAGTGGACTTAAGGAGATTAACAATGGTAATCAAAAGTTCATAGGTGAATTAGAAAAAGGAACACAATCAATCGCATCTCATTTTAAAGATTTTAGTACAGCACAGATGGAATCTGTAACTGCTACTAAATCAATGGGTAGCTTAAATGAAGCACAACAAAGTGCAATTTCAACTATACTTGAAGACACACGAAGTTTATCAGAATTAAATTCAGATGATGTAGAGCAAGTATTGGCAAAAACCGAATCACTAAAAGAACAAATAGATATAGCTGCAGCTATTTTGGGTAAAGACTCGGAAATAGTTGCAAGTATGGAAAGGCAATTAGGATTAGCAACAGATATTACTAAAATGTCTAAAAAGGAAAAGGACACCTTATCTAATCAAATTTCTGCATTTGATACACTTAATAATATATCGGGTGGGTTTCTAAAAACACTTGAGGATGTATTTCAAAGTACATCAGCAATAGTAGGCTCTATAATTATTGGAATTGGAAAAGTAGCGGGTGTACTTGGTAAGACAACTCGTGAAATGGGTGGTTTTGTTGGTGGTTTAACTGGAGCAACATCCCAGGTATCTTTATTATCAACCATATTTCCACAAGCACTTGATACTGCTAAAGGATTATCGGCTGAATTTGGTGGGTTAAGTGATTTATCATTTCAAACTCAACTTAACACTAACCTCATGGCAACGAACATGGGTATTAGTGGAACTGAAGCGGCCGCATTAACTGGTAACTTTGCAAGATTAAACGGTGGTAGTGTAGAAACGGCACAAAACTTAGCAGAATCTACAAAACAATTAGCTATCGCAAATGGATTAATGCCATCTCAAGTAATGGCAGATGTTGCTGGTTCTGCAAAAGCATTCGCAGAATATGGTTCAGATGGAGGAAAGAATATAGGAATAGCCGCAGTTGCAGCAGGGAAACTTGGTGTTAATATGGCTACAATGACCGGTGTTACAGATTCTCTATTAGATTTCGAATCATCTATTACTAAGGAATTAGAATTAGGTGCAATGTTAGGTAAGAATATAAATCTTGGTAAAGCAAGACAATTAGCATATGAAGGTAAGATAGGAGCATCTGTAAAAGAAGCTCTGAAAGAAATGGGTGGTATTGAATCGTTTAATAAGATGGATATCTACCAAAAAAGAGCCGCAGCTGCTGCATTAGGTGTATCAACTGAAGAATTACAGAAGATGGCTACCAACATGGATAAGTTGAATGATGATGGTACAATGCAGTTATCTACATTCGAATCTCTGAACCAAACTATGAAAGCACTTGCAAGTGGACCAGCGGCAACTTTTCTCCAAACATTAGGTGGGGGAGTTATCGCAATAGGTCAAATGGGTGAAGGATTTACTACATTAGGAAAAATGTTTCCGAATTCAGCAAAAGCCTTAGGTGGTATGTGGGATAAGATGAAAGGTATTGCAGGTTCTACATGGGAATGGGTAAAGGGATTATTTAAGGCAAAAGCAATAGAAAAAGCCACAGAAAGTGGAGGTATAGCTAAAGATGTAGGTGGTTCTATTGCAGATAAGGGTAAAGATTTAGTAACAGATAAAATAACGGATTCTGCTAAAGATAAGGGAACGGATTTAGTAACAGATAAAATAACGGATGTTAAAGTTCCTGATGCACCTGCAGTAGCATCTGGTCCATCAATGGGTGATAAACTTAAAGATTTAGCCGGTGGTTTAAAAGAAATGGGTAATGCGAAAGTATTATTTGGAGCTTTAAACTTAATACCAACAGGAATAGGATTCTTATTTATGACTGCTGGTATTCCTGGTATGATGGGAACTGGATCATTTGGAGCTGCAGCAGGAACTGGTTTAGTTTCATTAGGATTAGGATTAACTGCAATGGGAACTGGAGCAGTTTCCCTTGGAGCGTTAAACTTGGCACTTGCAGGAGCAGGATTTTTGTTAATGACACCAGGTATAATAGGAATGGCAGGAGTTGCTTTACTTGGAGTAGCAGCAGGAGCAGGATTAACTGCATTAGGAGTAGGATTATCAGCATTTGGAATGACCGCACCAGTTGCATTGGTTGGAATTGGTTTATTAGCATTATTGGGATTAGCAATGATTCCATTTGGATACGCACTTTCATTAATAACACCACTAGTAGAATCATTTGGAAACATTATAATAGGTGTATTGGCAGCAGTACCTCCAATAATTACTGCAATTGCAGCTGGAATGGTTTCTATGTTAGGAGCTATAACTTTAGAAAAAGCATTAGCAGTTAGTATGTTGGGATTATCATTTTTAACTTTAGCTGGTTCGTTACTCGCATTATCTATTGCAAGTTTATTCGCATTACCTGCTTTAATGGGATTAGCATTTATTGTTCCGTTATTAGGTGCTGGATTTAATCTATTAGGAATGGGTATGCAATCAGTAGGTTTGGGATTATCTAGTATAATGACATCATTAGGTGGTTTAGTTGGAATTATCGGACCAGTAACTATGTTATCACTTGCACTATTAGGATTATCAGGTGCACTAATGGGATTGGGATTATCAATGGCCTTTTTAGGATTTGCCGGATTACCTGGAATGTTAATGTTGGCAGGAATTGCAGCAATATCTGCACCAATTATAAAATTAGCTGGATTGTTTGGTGTTGGTGGTGAAGGAGGAGATTCTGAAACATCATCATTAGAAGAAGGTTCATTAAGTGAATATGAAACAAATATGTTAGCTAAAATGGATCAACTAATACAAGCAACATCATCACAAAGAGATATTTATTTAGATAAAGATAAAGTTACCAATGTAGTTATGGACCGAGGTGAGCGAAGTGCTGTAAACAAATTCTCATTAAATAAAGCTTAAATATTATGCCGAGTATATTAGAATTATTTCATAGTAGTGGATTAAAAGAATCAGTTAAGGCTGATACGGAAACTCTTGTCGAACAAGAAACAAGTGGAATTCGTATTAAATCACTTGTTGAGTTAAACAACCCACTTATCTATGGTAACGAAGCCACACGTATTGCAAATCGTTCAACATCTGATGTTGAGGAAATGACAACTTCTAATGGGGGTAGTGGCACTGATGGTGGTTTAATAGGAAAAGGACTTTCAAAACTTGGTATTGATGGTGGTATAAGTGGACTTAGAGATACGGTAAATTCCAAATTAGGAATCCCTACAAATGCAATACCAACTCGATTACTAGGTAAGGAAGGATTTACAGATTTAAAATCTACTGATCCTGTTACATTGGATACATATGGTGATAATGGAACTGAAATTGGTAAATTTCTAAAACAAACTGGTGGAGGAAACCCAAAAACAATTGGTAAACAAGCTCTTGGAAAAGGAATAGGAGTTGCAAAGGATGTTCTAAGAGGAGCTTTATTTGGTGAAGGTGCAGAAGAAGCAACTAATGGGACAAACTTAGAATACGCAGTAGAATTTACTGATAATACAAACAAATATACTGAAGTAAAAAAAACACAAAGATTAGTATCACCTGATGGTGCACAAAAAGATTTAGAAAAAAATTCAAAACTAGGAGGAGTAAAATTACAATCAGTATCACCTATATATGGTTTAAAAAGAAAAGAAGAAGATAGAAGAGGATGGTTGCAAGGGCGTGAATACGGAATGAACTCACTTGAGAATAGTAGATATTCTCCTGAAACAGATGAGACTAGATTTACAAAAAAGAAAGATATCCAAATGGAATCAGAATATCGTTTGACAACTGGTGATGGATTAAATACAATATCACCAGCAGATGATTTTACAATGGAAGATAATGCTTTCATGAAAGTTGGTGAAGAGGTATATAGAGATTTCGTTCCATTGTGGTTTAAAAAAATAGGTGCTACAAAACCACTTGTATTTAGAGCAATCATTAGTGGATTAACAGAAACATCAACTCCATCATGGAGCGGAAATAAATTTATAGGTAATCCATATTCATTTTATACGTATAGTGGTGTTGAAAGAAGTGTATCTTTCAATATTAAATTAATGGCATCATCTCCAATTGAATTAAACGTTATATGGGAGAGATTAAAAGTATTAACATCATACACTTATCCAACAATTTACAAAGGATTATCAAATCCACCTATTATAGAATTTAGACTGGGTTCTATGTATGTAGATAGAGTTGCTTATGTAGATTCATTAACTTATACAATACCTGATGAATCAAATTGGGAAACTGATGGTAATATTGGGTATCTACCAAAAACGATAGATGTTGCACTTTCTATGAAGTTTATAGAATCTGGAGGAGCAGAAGATAGATTATATGATATGGATATATCTAAAGCAGCTGCTAAAACAATTAACGATGCAAGAAAAGATGAAGTAGATGCTATAAATGAAGAAGCAAAAACCAGAGGTGGTAAGGCTGTTGCAGTACCTCAAAAAGTAACAGAGAAAAAACAATCTTCTGTTACTGTATTAAAAGGAAAAGGAAGTTCAGCATTCGGAAAAGCAAAAGATGTATTAAAAAGTCTTAAAGGAAAAGCTGATGATGTTACGACTACTCCAGCTGATAAAGAAGCATCTATTCCAGACCCAAAAGCTGGTCAATCTGCAATAGTTGAAAAACTTGATGGTAAAACTCCAATAGAGGCAATTAAGGAAAATCAATCAAATGGAATGAGTCCTAAACTTGCTAAATCAGTTGCAAATCTTTTATCAATGGGGTATGTGGAATGTTCACGTTATGACGTTCCTGCTAACCAAGTTCAATTTATTAGTGAAAAATATGGACCTTCTAAATTTTTCAAGAAAACTGAACGGAATGGTAGTTGGGAAATTCAACAAGCAGTATCTAACTTCTCCCTCACTCTCCGAGTTGCAGGTGGGAGGTATTAAGATTAATAATTAAAAATTATGGGAAGATATAATAGTAGTAAAACACAGAAATTAAACGATGGTAGACAAGTTCTACGATCTAAAATCTATCCTAATATACCTAAAAGGGATAATGATATTCATATTGTAACCCAACAAGGAGATAGATTGGATTCTCTTGCAAATCAATTTTATGATGATGCATCTTTATGGTGGATTATTGCAACTGCTAATAATATACATGATTCAGGATTCTCAGTAGCACCAGGAACAATACTAAGAGTACCTGTTGATTATCTTGGAATTACGCAAAATTTTAATAAATAAATAAAACAAAGTTATGTTTCCACAACTAAGTAACATTGATTCACGAATTTGGAACTCGATACAGGATAAAACGGGTAAGAATCTTCGCGCTTCACAAACAATGCCATGGGTTCGAGTAACATCTACTATGGGTAATTGGTTGAGTATGGAATCTTGTGCTGAAAAGGGAGAATCATTTGCACAAAAATACGGTAATACTAAACGAAGTGGTAGGTTGGGTATAACTAATGATGCAGATGGAAATAAAGATATTTATGGTAAAGAATCTACTGATAGAGCTCTTAGACCTTCCCCTGTAATAAATTCAATTTCGGTAACTCAAGGAACTGAGGGATTAAGTAAAAAAACATCATTTACAATTATATGCTATTCATTAGGACAGGCAGATGTAGTTATGAAATACTTCTTAGAACCAGGAAATATGGTTTTAGTAGAATGGGGTGAAAACACAAGGAAATCTGTTGCTCAAAAAGTAAAACTTGATGCCTGTTCAGTTGCAGTTTTAGCTGGACATAAAGTTCTTCAAAAAAAGAGAATGGATGCCGGTGATATGGCTATGCACACAAATGAATACAGACCTGATGATGGTGCTACTCCAATGAATGGAGGACAATATGATGCGGTACTTGGTTATATAACAGGAGGAGGAATGAAGTATGGTGATAATGAATCATATGAAATTCAAGTTGAATTATCATCAGTAGGTGAATTACCTGCATATTTACAACATCATAAGGATGTTAGTGGAAAGGATGTCAAAGACAGTGCATTAACTTTTCAAGAAGGAGAATTAGAAAAAGAACATCCTAAATTTCCAAAAGGATATAAATTATTTATGCAAATGTTTAATGATTTGCCTTCTAATAAAAGACACAAAGAAGTAAAAAATTTGAAGAACCAAGATTGGGCTCTCGATGCATCAAATTTCATAAATTTTGACAAAACAATGCGTGAAAATTTACTTGAGCAAATAGGTGAAGGATCCAAATTATCAGGAATGGGTAAGAATGATCAAGGAGATGATATTGAAATAATGACAGATATGCCACTATTTAGTGATAAGCGATTTTTAAAAGTTTCACTTGCATTTACAATATTGGATACACAATCAGCCGCCTTTCAAGCAAATTCATTGGGTAATTGTGGTGTTAAACCAGCATCAATGAATATTTCTTGGAAAAATACAATACTAAGAGCCCATAAAAATATATTTTCTGCCGATTCTGAATATTTACATATTCCAAATAAATATTCTCCAGATTGGGATTTGAAAAAAGTTCTTGCTACAACCAAGGGAGTAGTAGAGATACTACCACCTAAAGAAAGATTTGGAGATCCTGATAAGAATGGAAGATTGACTTTGGATACCAATGAACCAGGTATTGCTATTGATACTCACCCACATGGAGAAGCTGCAGATGACCCAAAATTAAATTATTTTCCCCGTCATGATAACTGTTTGTTTTTTGACCAACAATTTCATGATAAATGTGTAGAACCAACTGAATTCGATGCATATGAATGGGGATTCTTACGAGATTTATATATTAATTTTGATTTCTTCTGTGATGTAATGCAAAAAACAGGACTTGTTACTAAAGATGTATATTATGATTTATTAAATGGTATATCATCTGCAGTTAATTTAAATTGGGAGTTTCAAATAATACAAACTAAATGGAAAGTACCAATTTATCATCCAGATTATAATTCAACAGAAGATAAATTTGTAAAATACATTCAGAGTACGGAAACCGATTTAAAACCACAAACAACAGGTGATAATGAACTACAAGTAGTATGTTTAGCATCAACTGGAGATCCTACTAAGCTTGTTTCAAAAGGAATTGGATTAGCTAAATTCAAATCAAGAGGGTCTGAAACTCCATTTTTATCATGTGATTTTACTATGGATATTCCTGGAGCAATGAAAGGTATGATAGTTGCAAAAGGACAATCAGGAACATCATCCCCAAATATGAACCCTGAGGCAAAAGAACAACATGATGAAAGCAGTGAAAAATCAGAAGGTTTATTTTCAAATGAAGCAGATTCTGTAAAATTGATATTAAATCCAATTACTATTGCAAAATCAAAAGAACAGGCAGAAGCAGATAAGAAAGCAGAAGAAGAAAGAATAGAAGCAGAAAAAGGATGGATAGAAAAGACAACAGACTCAGCAAGTAGTAAATGGTCAGCTTTCGCTCAATTTGTAGGAATAGAAGATACTGAGGAGGAAATTGCACTTGCAGCACAAGCTAAATCCAATATTGAA